CAATAGGTAGCGTGTTAATGACTTGATTTACTCTTGCGATTTGTTCTTTAGTAATTTCCATAGTTATATTTTTATGTAAATATACAAATTAACCCTTTAACAATTCTACTTCTGCTTTTAACTCTTGTACTGCTTTAATAAGTACTGGTACAAGTTTTGAGTAGTTTATTCTTAAAGAATCTTCGTTAGAATCATTAACAAGTTGTAAAACTTCATTATCTACTTCTTGTAATTCTTGCGCTATAAACCCAAAACCTATTGTACCTTTTTCGTTAGCTACAAATTCTTCTGTAATAGTAATTGGGTTACCATCTTCATCAAAAGATTCTGTTTCTACTATTTTGGTTCTATTATCCCAAATATATTTTCTTGGTTTTAAACTATTAATAAATTCTAAACCATAAGGTAAATCCTCAATGTCTTTTTTATCTCTTGCATCAGAGGGAGTAGTACCAGAAGCATATAATTTAAGACCGAATGGGGAAGTTGCAGTATCTAACATTAATACATCTCCATTAGAAGCACCACTTTGTAATCCAGGAATTTGTAATACAGTGTGACTTGAATTACCTAATACAATGTAGTTACTTCGCCCGACTGGACTTGTTGCAGCATCTTTACCTATTAAAATACTATTTGAAAACGCTGTTGGAGAACTACCAGAACCAGCATTAAAACCAATAGCAGCGTTATCAGCACCAGTTCCACTAAAAAAAGATGCACCTTGCATAGCATCTGTACCTATTGCTACATTATTATTCCCATTATGATAACCTAAACTGTTTTGTCCTATCGCAGTATTAGATGTTGTGTTAGTTACACTTTTACCAGCATCATTACCAATAAAAGTATTATTACTCCCAGATGTTAAAGCATCTCCGCCATCAATACCAAGAACAGTATTGCCTTGAGGATTACCACTTAAACCGCTTGGCACTTCGCCAACATACAAAGAATCTGTATCAACTAAACAATCAGAAAGACCATTTAAGTCTGATGCACCACCACCACCACCAGCATCTTGAAAAGTAAACGAGCCACTTCCGTTTGTTGTTAATACTTGTCCGTTTGTACCATCAGACCCTACGTCATCTAACTCTGTTAAACCTAAAGATACTGCTCCAGTCAAACTGTTTACGCTTGTAACTGGTGCTGCGGGTGCTAAATTAGCTGGGTCAATACGGACGTTATCCGTTCCATCATAACCAACCACAAAATCAACATTTGCTGGGTCAGTTTTTAAAGTAAATTCACTAAATTTTTTATTTGCCATTTTTTTAAATTTATTCTATTATTATATATTCGTTTTGTTCTGTTTGTAAAAAGTCGCCATTCTCTGCTAATATCTCAAAGAAAGGTGTAGGTGTTGGGTCTGTATAAGGATAGTAAATGTTTCCCCATCCGCTTACTGTTGGATTACCCCACCAAGTTGTTTCGTATATTTTTCCCCAGCTCATTATATTGTTGTTAATTCTGTTAATTCTGCATCTGTTAGTGCGGTATCATAAACCCTTAAATCGTAAACTTTTTTCTGATTTTTAAAAGGTCTTGAACCGCTATTATAACTAAAAAATATTCCATCTAAATCTGTTGCGAAATTTACATCTCCTGTTTGAACACTCCCTAATAAACTTCCATTAAGATATGCTTTATTGTCGCCACTTTTATAATTAACCGCTAATTTATAACGTGTATTCGGTTGTGAACTTCCTGTTGTACTTGCACCAACACTTTGTGTTGTCATTCCACTTCCTTGTATAAAAACTCTAAATTGACTTCTAAAATTATCAATACTAATACCCTCGCTAATATCAGAAGCAGTTCCTAAAACTAATATATCTCTATTTGCATCAGTGCTACTATCTGTTGTAGTTTCATATAAATACTCAAACTCAATATAAAATACTCCCTCTGTTTGATTAATTACATTTTCTAAACCGCTTGCAACTTCGCAGCTATCTACTAATCTTGTTACACCATTAATATCATCTACGTTTTTAATATAACTTGTAGCGTATCCACCAGCTTCCATCTGCGCACCCCATATAAATATACTACCAACTTCTGGTAAAAATATTTTTGCATTAGTAGACCCTTGTATCGGATTTGGAGAAGTGGCAGTCATTTTTAACCTATACCAACCACCATCTAATTTATCAAAACTTGCAGTAGCAAGGTTAGTAGAAAGTGTTTCTGTAGACATATCAAACGTAACCAACCCATAATAATAATCTGAACTATTAATTCTGTCAGTCAACTCAATTTTACAAATACTTGTTGTATCTGCTTTTACAAAAAGAGAGTAAGTGTATTCTGTGTTTGCAGTAATTTGCAAAAACCCATTTAAAGAACCAACAGACGATGTAGTTTCTAATTTATATGCAGTTAGTTCCCCATTTGGACAAATGCTACTGTTTGCGGTTATAGTTACTAAAGATGGTGTCCAAGCAGCACCGCTAAAGTTTTCGCTATACGCTTGTATGTTTGTGCGTTGAGGCTCAAGTAAGAGTGAAGGACAATCGCTATTCAACCAATCTAATCTTGGTGTATCATCAACAACTTCTTCAATAAGACCATCCTTACGCACTCTTGTTGCGCTACCATTACGTTCATAAGCAAAATCGCCATCTGTATTATTCGGCAAAATAGAATATACAGTAGCAGTCTTATATCCGCTTGGTATTAATGCTAATTTAGGATTTGTCATTTCTTCTCTTTAAATTCTTTGTAAAACCTTTTTGCTTCTTTTTCGCTTTTGCTCTCTATATACTCTTTTAGCTTGTTAAGGTTTATTTCTTTTACTTTATACTTCATAAAACCCATCCGTTAAACGTTGTATCTGTATCTGGGCTTATATCCTCGTTAGTGTTGCTTAAATACTCTGGGAATAAGTTATTGTTAAAACATAAATAGTCTACTAATCGTGTTGAGTAGTAGTTTGCGTATTCCCTTGCTTTTCCAACTAAATAATCTACCTCGTTCTTGTCTACGTTCTGTGCTGTTTCGCTACTGTGTTTAAGTACAGATTTGTTTGTAATTGTGTATGCTGCAAATGGTATATAATTCATCTGCGCAAACCAAATTAATGTTGGCTGAATATATGTATTTGTTAATGTCAAATAATCGCCACTTAAACTATCTGCTATAATGTCAGCACTAATCTTGTTATATAAATCCGTACCTAATAAATTCTGTATGTCTATTTGTTGCGCTACCTTAACAAACTGTAGCATCTTGTCAATGTCTACATTCCCATCAATTATGGAGTTTTTCTTAAGGTCTGTTGTGCTTATAAATAATGCTGTTGCCATTTGTTATTTGTTATAATTAGGATGATGTCCGTTATTAGGCATATCTTTAGGTGCTTTCTTTGCATCTTTCCATCCTCTTGGTTTGCCTTTATAAGATTTAGGTATATCATCAACCTCAACATAATCTTTAATTTTGTCAGATTTTTCTATATACTTTCCGTTTGTTTTTTTCTTTAGCCTATATAGTTGTTCAGCCCAATAATGTCCACAGTTCACACCGCCTTTCCAACGGAACAAATCGTATTTTTTACCCTTATGACCAAAACTCTCATTTACACCCTTATCAGAAGCTGCATCTATATCCTCAATTCTATAAACCATATTACGAGCCATAAGTGCTTTACAAAAAGTTCTTGTATTAGTGCTGCTGTATTTTTCCGCATATCTATAGCGTACTTTATAATAGCTTTTATCTAATACTGAAAAATCGCCTTTTCCTTTTTTAAGGTTTGGTATACTTTCAGCAAACTTTTGTAACAAACTTTTCTTTGGCTCTATTAATTCATTAGCCCAAACATCAATGTCTGTATTATCTTCTGAATACTCTCTTTCTTCAACTAACTCCCATTCTTCGTCTACTTCTTCGCCTTGTAGGTTCTCTAAAATATGGTCAGCTTCGTTGTCTGCTAATTCTCTACTTAACTTTACCCCAGTTTCTTCTTCTTTAGTTTCTTCATCCTCTACGTTTT